ATCGGCATGTACGCTAGCTTCTGTGCTAACTCTTTGTTGTCCATTTAGTTTGATTTGTAACAAATTTAAACTAATTTTGTTAAATGGAGAAGCAAAAAGGCCTGGGAGACACTGTAGCCGTTATCACAAAGGCGACTGGAATAGAGGCATTGGTGAAAAGTTTGTTCGGAGAAAACTGCGGATGCGACGTCAGGCAGGAGGCATTGAACAAGTTGGTGCCCTACAAGAAGAAAAAAGATTAGTGTTATATTTGTAGTATTATGTATCAGATACTACAAGCAGGTCGTGCAGCAGCGGTTACTCCGTCTGATTCTGCAAATATTCCGCCCATCACTGGAGGCACAAGCAACAACGGTTGTTTGCTGTACATCGGAGGGGCTGGAAACGTGAAAGTTACCACCGTTGGTGGCGACGAAGTTACCTTTTCCGCTGTCCCTGTTGGAACATTTATGAGCATCCAAGTCGTTAAGGTTTGGGCTACTGGAACCTCTGCAACAAACATCGTAGCTCTCTGGTAATGATCCACCAAACAGACTCAGCGGCTAATACCCTCACAACAATCACGGGCGTAGCCGCAGTTGCGTCATTCGCGACAGCATGGCAACCTATCATCTCGATGGTTGTTGGTATTATCGGTTGTATCTCTGGCGTTCTTGCCTGCGTCTATTACGTAAAAGGAATTATTAAAAAATGAAACTACCAGTTAGCTTTGCTGAATTTCAAAAGAACCCAGTAGCGGCCGTCGCTTTCTGCATGCTGCTTGTTGTTGGGTACCTTTACGTGGACCTTCGCTCAGGATACACCGAGCAGATCGAGAAGGCCAACAAAAAGATCGACGCCATGGAGATCAAGATCGACAAGATGGCGTATGCCCTCAAGAGAAGCGATTCTGCGCTCTCTGCTGCAATAACTGAGCTTCGGATTATAAATACCGTCAAAAAGCTATGAGGTACGCTCTAATCGCCTTATTTGCGTTCATTTTTGCGATAGAGATTGCATTCCCCGTAGGGGCTATTACAACTCCTCCGATCGACGAGGTCGAGGTGATGATGGCCAAGATCAAGAGCAACTTGCAGATGGCATCTCAAGTTACACAGATGGCACAGGCCAAAAGTGCAGCACTTGTTGCACAAAAGCAAGAGGAGAAGGCTGATTTGAAGGAGGCGGTGGTAGCAGCTGAGAAGAAATCAGAGATGTTCGCGGCAAAGATGATCGCCAATGGCATTGATACTACAATTGAAGAGATCAAAATGACCGGCCCTGCATACGACGCGTTTCTCAACTACGTTGAAGAGGGCGGAAAAGAAGAGTTTGACTATTTTAGAATGTACCTATGGCAGCAAAAGTAAAGAGCAACACGAGCACCTTCCGTGCAAAGCCTCGTATTAAACTACGCAGGCACACCAAGCACATCAACAAACACAAAAGCAAAAAGCCCAGTGTGGGTCAAGGACGATGAAAAACGGACTATACGCAAACATTCACGCAAAGCGTGAGCGCATCGCTGACGGAAGTGGCGAAAAGATGAGAAAGCCGGGCACAAAGGGAGCTCCGACAGCAAAAGCATTCAAGCAGTCAGCCAAAAAGAAATGATGGAGGGCTTCTTGTTTGGGACGTTGTTCGTTACCTTTACAATAGGCATTTCATATATTATAGGAGAGTACTTAGATGGCAAAGATTACAGGAAAAAACACTAGACCGGGCAGCAACAAGGCTACCGGCAGGGACTACTCCAAGGAGAAGGCGTACCAGTCGTCACCAGAGCGTAGGAAATACAGGGCTGAGCTTAACGCTGAAGCTCGTGAGCGAGGCATCTACGGAAAGCGTAAGTCTATGGACCTCAGCCACACAAAGGACGGCAAGATGGTCCTTGAGCACAAGTCAAAAAATAGGGCAAGACAGGGCAGCAACGGAAAGTCAACAAAGAAGTAAACTAACGCAATAGTTGGTTATCTTTGTATAAATGTTTAGGCCGCCAACCAAATACTCCGAATACTTAATTGATGTAAGGAAATCGATAGACTACATACTGAAGCGTGTCAACGCAAAGTACGTGTCTAAGATCATTGCGGGCGAAAACATCACCATCAGCCCGTCGTCTGGAGAGGGTGACGTTACAATATCACTGATCGGACCGGTTCCTGCGTCTAGTTCTACGACCCTTATTACCGAAGTTTACAATCAGACCGGCGCCACGCTTACGCGTGGGACAATCGTTTATATCAACGGGGCACATGGAAACCTCCCTAGAGTCACAAAGGCCATTGCTACTAGCGACGCTACGTCTGCACAGACGTTTGGGTTTGTTAGAGACAGCATATCAAACAATAGCAACGGATTTGTTGTTGTAATTGGAAAGCTGTCAGGACTTGACACGCAGTCCATACCGGAGGGCACGCAGCTGTACTTGAGTTCTACAGTTGCTGGTACATACACCACAGTAAAGCAGCTTGCACCAAATCACTTGGTGTACGTTGGTGTTGTGGTAAGATCGCATCCCACACAGGGCGTGATCGAGGTGAACATCCAGAACGGGTACGAACTTTACGAGCTGCACGACGTAAAAATCACATCCCCACAGGACAACCAGGTCCTAGCGTATGACTCAGCAACGGGGCTGTGGGTCAACCAAGCACAGACTCCAGAGACATTTGTGTTTGTACAGGGTTCTCCGTCAAGTGTGTGGTCTATAAACCATACGCTCAATAAGTATCCATCAATCAGTATTGTCGACTCTGCAAACAACGAGGTAGACGGAGACGTAAACTACGTAGACCAAAATAACGTAACACTAACATTTGCATCAGCCTTTTCAGGAAAGGCATTTTTAAACTAAAATGGCAAGAAAATTTTTAGTCTCTCTAGACTTAAACCAGAACGAATTACTAAACGCTAGGATACAGAACCTAGCTACACCACCTTCTTCTCCGATGGAGGGTCAGATATACTATGACACCACAGTTGGTGACAAGTCTATCTACTTCTGGGACGGCGCTACATGGGTTGACGTTGGCGGTGACTTACGCTCGATCGTCGCAGGTATGGGTATCTCTGTTAGTGGTACTAGAGACATTACCGTAAACACAGTATACGACGACTCATCTATCGGAGTAAACGGATCAAACCAGTTATACATCAAGGCCGGAGGAGTTACCAATGCCATGTTGGCCAACTCGTCTTTGTCTGTAATTGCGGGAGCGGGACTTAGTGGTGGCGGATCGGTTTCTCTTGGAGGGTCTACCACGCTGAACATCGGTGCTGGTACAGGCATTACTGTAAACGCTGACACCGTACAGCTTGATACCGCTTCTACTAGAAACACAGACCACGCATCAGTAGTGTTGACCGCAGGGGCTGGTTTGACAGGAGGCGGAGACATAACAGCGTCTAGAACGTTTGCTGTTGGTGCAGGAACGGGTATTGCGGTAAATGCAGACGACGTAGCGCTTGCCAACGCCGGATCATTGACAGCCAACAAGATACTGAAGTGGGACGGAACGCAGCTTGCGAACAGCACCATCACGGACGACGGAACGACTGTTACAATTGCATCAAACCTTACCGTAAACGGAAATATTACCTACATCAACTCAAACATTGTTGAGATTGGTGACGCGATCATCTTGTTGAATAAGGACGAAACAGGCGTTCCAACACAGAGCGCTGGTTTCGAAGTTGAGCGTGGGCTTTACCCTAACGTTTCATTCTTGTGGAACGAGGGAGCTGGATACTTCACTACTGTAGATCAGCCTTTCCACATCGGATCGATCGCTGCTGCTGGTGGAGCGTACACTGGCAACAAGTACTTAGTTGCAGACGGTGGCGTTGTTAAGTACTTAACAGCTGCAGAGCTTGCCGTAGACATTGTTGGGTCGATCACCTTTGTAGAGGGGAACGGGATTGACATCTCAGTAGTAGGATCGACTGTTACGATCTCTGCAGAGACGGCCTCTACTACAAACGAGGGAATTGTGGAGCTTGCTACTGACGCAGAGGCAAACTTGATGGTTGACACCACAAGGGCTGTAACTCCGTCAAATCTAGCGTCTCTCAGATACGTTACAACTGGACCGTTGACTACGTCAACGAACATGACAATAACACACAACTTAAATACAAAAGACATAATAGTGCAGGTTTACGAAATTGCTACCGGGGACACAGTCGAGTGCGACTGTATTAGAACGTCATTAACACAAATGACACTCATGTTTGCACAGCCAGTTACGGCCAACACTTTACGTATTTTGTTAATTAAGATAGCATAATTTATTCAAAATGAGAAAATTTTTAAGTGACATACTCGTCAAGGCCAGCCTTGGCGTGGAACAGAATGCCTATGTATTGGGTACAGTAGGTATTGGAACTAGTAGCCCT